ATTATTACTCTACAGATGTTGATGATTCTCAATATACAGATAAATCACCATATACAGTTTATTTTAATATAAATAATAGTAGGTTAGAATTTCCAGAATTATGGCCAGAAAATTTCTTGAGTGATAAATCTACTATTGATTTTATTCAGAAATCAGACTCTTCAAGCCAAGATGCCCAGAATATTATAGATAGTGCACCTTGGGGTCGTGATGATAGTGGGTTAATCGCATATATTTTTGCTGATATTTATAAGGATCCAAATATATGTTTTTTATATAAATATTATTATTCTGACCGTGAACATTATATATCTTATACCCGGTGGAATAATTTTAAAGTTACGTATAATCAAGATGTTTCTGGATCATCACTTTCAAATGATAACATACAATGGGCGAATAAGAATTTTGGTCAACAGGCTGACGATGGTTTCTTCAACAAACATATTCAAAATATTGAAAGAATATTATTAGCAAACCCACCTGACATTTCCAATAGTATTTTCATTTTAAAAAATAATTCAAATGACAATTATGATATACGTTTAATTAATTTGAATAATTATGATATTGACTCTCGTTTATCATATTATAAAGCTTTATTTAAGTCGACAGAAACAGGGGGTTCTGATATACGTATACAAAAAGATGAAGTTACATCTGTATTTATAGGGAATAATGTAAACACTATAAAGAATTATCTCTTTTATAATTATACAAATTTAGAAAATGTTATTATTGGAAAAAATGTTGATAAAATGGGAAACGAGTTATTTAAGAATACACCAAAATTGACTAAAATAACTATTCCCGAAAATGTTAGAAATATATATTTTAAAGATACTTTTATACCAACAAGAATTGTTGGGCAGTTTCCAAACATGGTTTTATATCCGAAGGTCGATGAGACCTACCATACTTTTACGTATTCTTCATTAACTCGTATAATATTTATTGGTGACGTTCCTCTTCTATATAACGAGACAGATTCGCTCCGATACGGTGATCACGAGAGATCCACCACTCCTCTGAATTTAGAAGATATATTTGATTATCCACTCCCGAAGGTTTACACGGACGACACGCGCACCCGTTTGTCAACGACGAGCGACCATACTAGAGATCATTCTGTATCAAATATATATTATGCAGAAGGTAAATCTGGGTGGCCACTAACATTTAATGTTACTAAAGAAGATCAAGATAGTAATAAAATAACTAGACAAATTATATCACAACCAATACCTTATAATTAAATAATTTAGTATATAATTATATATATGAATACATTGAATAAATTAAAACTACAAGGAGATGTTATTAGCAAATCCGCCAGACGTTTCAAATACTATTTTTAATACAAATGACAATCAGAAATATTCTATAGACGCACTCCAACTTGGACATTTAATAAATCGTGGTTCTCTCAGTGGAATGAATATCGCTGGCAAAAATCCCGGTGCATCAGGACTTGATTCTACTAATATAATTGAATCTATTTTCTTTGGTAGAAATGTTAAGCACTTGGGTAACCTTGCATTTGAAAACCCGATCGCGACATCGACTCAGAGCTTTACAAATGTTAAAAATATTATTTTAAATAAAATTAATACATATGCTGGTAACCCATATTCTTATTCATTTAGTTTTAATAATCTAACCAAAGTTAAAAGTAGAAGAAATAATATTTCTTGACTCATACGTAGAAAACATGAATTATTTAATTATTAATTCATGTCCAAATTTACCAAAAATATATTATATAAAAGGTCAACTGGGGTGGTCTAACATTCAAATTGGTTCAAGACCTGAATATGTGGATAATATATTTAATCTTGCTCCAATTGGTCTAGTTGCAGAACCATTCCCTTATAATTAATTATATTAATTTCATGATTAACCATGAAAATAATAGTGAATTATGTATTTAGAAAAATATTTAATAACTATATAATATAATAGGAATAATGAATATATATATATATATATATATATGTTCTTAAAAGGTGATATAAATAATGATGGTATTATTTCTGGAGCGGATATTGTTCATTTAGCATCTGGATTATTAGATATATCTGGCTTTGATTTACCAACAAATAATTATATTACAAATATTAATCAAAGTGAATCTCAAATAAATAATAATGATGTAATTTATTTGGCATCTTATATTTCGGGTCTACAAAATTTTAAATTTATTAATTTTATTGGTAAAATAATATATAATAATTTAGAAGGTGGATTTTATGGGTTAATTGATAATTCTGGAATTAATTATTTACCGTTTCCACAAAGTGACATTGATAATACTTTAAAAAATCATAATACAGAAGTGTATGGTTTATTAGAAATCCAATATCATATAATGAGTATTTACCAATGGGGAACTCCTTGTAAAATTATATCATTAAATAGATTAATTGAATATAATCCAGATATATCAAATATTTATGTTAGATTGAATAATCCACATAATGAAAACCCATATTATCAATTTTCATATAATAAAATAATATTTGAACCATTAAATAGCAATTATATTAGATTAACTTTAAATCAAAGTTTACCACTAAGAAAGGGTAATACATATACATTTACTAGAGTAGATGAAAATTACGATTCTCCATTTAAAATTGGAACTGGTTGGAGAGAAAATAATAGTGGAATTATATTTAATAGTAATAGTGATACCTATCATGGTGGTATTGTTTATCAAGAAAGTATAAATTTTACAATTCCTAATAATTATAATGGTGTTTTAAAATACTTTTCTTATGATAATTCTTTTGCAGTTGGTAATTTTAATTTATTAAATCTAGATGAAAAATACATAAATATTCCAATTGCAACTAATCCTGAACCTGAACCTGAAATGGAACCAGAAGCAGAAATGGAACCAGAAGCAGAAATGGAACCAGAAGCAGAAATGGAACCAGAAGCAGAAGCAGAATCTCAACAACAACCAGACGTATATGAAATTGGTGAAAATTATAGGCTATTTAATTTTCAACCTTCATCAAATACTTTTGTAGCTGAAGCTAGAGAAATGATGCAACAACCTGATTTTAATCCATTACCTAACCTATTTGAAATTCCTGGGTCGCTGAACGATTCGGAAATAAATTTAATAAAAATTGCAATGAGTAAAAATCTAAATTCTAATGCATATTTAGTTTTATATAAACAAAACAGTTGGGCTGCCTATCAGTTTGATAAAAGTAATCAATCCATTACTTACTTAAATGTGTTGTTTCCAGATTTTCTATCTTATTACGAAACTTATAATCCAACCATGACCGAGACTGTTGGTGAGATTTATATATTATATGCTAGTTATTCAGAACCAGAACCAGAACCAGAAATGGAACCTGAGTCAGAAATGGAACCAGAACCAGAAATGGAACCTGAAGCAGAACCTGAACCAGAACCAGAAGTAGAACCAGATTACTTTGATTTTATAATAATAGGTGGTGGTCCTGGAGGAATAATGGCTAGTTATAAAATTAATGAATATAATCCTAATAAAAAAATATTATTATTAGAAGAAAATTCAAATACACTTGAAGATTATAAAAATAAAGGTTATAATAATACAAGTAATTGGCAATTAGCAATGAATGATCCTTCATTTCAAAATGCATTTCAAAGTAATAATAGTAAAACTGTATGGTTAGGTAAAGGATTAGGTGGTGGAACCTTACATTTTGGATTACAATATATTGATAATATTAATAAAAATTATGAACAATGGGAAAGTAACAATTATTTTGCAGATTTATCAAATATAACAAATGCGAAAAAATATAATTATCAAGAAAATATACCGAGTGAGGGATGGAATAACATTAAAACAATATTAGAAAATTCTGCAAATGATTTAGGAATATCACTTTATAACAACAAAGTTTATTCAACAGATTTATCAAATAATAGTAGATTATTATTAGGAGATCTAATAAATGATAATTCAAATATAGAAATACAATATGGAAAAAAAATACAGAAAATAACATTTGATGGAAGTAATGTAAAGTTTATTGAAGATAATTGTGGAAATAAATATTATAGTAATAATCTAATTCTCTCTGCTGGCGCAATAAAAACACCAGAAATTTTACAAAGAAGTGGTATAGATTGTGGAAATAAAATATTTGATCATTTGGGATTTAATGTTGTATATGGAAAATTAAAAAGAGTAGAAACCACAACAACAACAACTACAACTCAACCATTTTCAGGCACTCCTGAATTTGTTTTAGATACAACAAATATAGGTAAAATAAATCAGTATTCCGGGAGAGAAGTATATTATGCAACTGGTATTAATGTAAATAGCTCAGATCAAAATAAAGTATATGATTTTACAAATTGGGCAAATAATCATCCTGGTGGAAGTTCTGCAATTTTAAGAGGTCGTTATCGTAACTGGGAATTGAGATATCCAAGCTGGCATTCCAATAGTAGATGGAATAGTTATAAAAGTAATTTTATTGAACTGGATGGTAAAAAATTAAATGAAACAATAAATTATAATAATTTACCTAGTAATTTAAAAAGCAGTCAATTATATAGTGATCTTTTTCCAGATGAAGAAGTTACAGAAACAGTAACAAATGTAAGTTATGTTTTGGAAGATGATTTAAGTTTAAATCAAAATAATATCGTAAATCATTTACAAAGCCGAGATAATTCTTTAAATTGGCAAACATATTATTCTGGAATACCTGGAAGTAATAATATGTTAGTATTAACACACGCTTTATCAACAAATTTAACGGGAAACGGATTTGTTAAATTAAATTCTGAAACTGATCAATTAGATATATCATTAGACTATTATGGTAATCGTGAAGATGAAATGTTAGAATATTTATTAGATGCTTTTAATAAAAATGATGCAATATTACAAACAAATGGATATACAAGAATTAATCCTTCACAAGATCAAGTTGCTAGTATAACAAAAGATTATATAAAACAAGTAGCAGATTCAATATATCATTATCATGGAACATGTGGGATAGGAGAAATTGTAGATGAAAAACAAAAAGTTTATAATTATAATAATTTATATATAGCAGATAATTCTGTATTACCAAATGCATGGGGTGGATCCACTAGTTTCCCAGCTTTAGTATCTGGATTAATATGCAGTAAAAATTTTATATATTCAGACCCTGAACCAGAACCAGAACCAGAATCAGAACCAGAACCTGAACCGGAAAAATTAAAAATTCTTTGTTTACATGGTGGCGGTGGAAATGGAAGTGTATTTTCACAACAACAAGGTATGCAAGATTTAATAAATAATTTAAATAATAATTATGAATTTATATTTGTGGATGCTCCAAATCCAAATGGTTTATGGTTAAATGATGGAAAACAAGGTAATATAGTTACTACTTCTACTTTAGCAATTTCATCAATAAATTATTTGGCTAATTTTGTTGAAACAAATGGGCCTTTTTATGCAATATTAGGTTATAGTCAAGGAGTGGCAATAGCATTAGCATATATAACATCTCCATTAGTAAGTCAACAAAATAAAAATTTCGAAAAAATGCTATTATTTTGTGGTTATTTTCCAATATATAATTTAGATTTAGTTGAAAATATCAATAATTCTATTCCTTTAACAAATTCACATTTAATTTTTGCAGCAACAAATGATTATGGTTTTTATCAAACATCAATTGATTTAACAAACTATTTTGATGAACAAAATCTATTAATAAGTAACACTTCAGGGCATGCTTTACCTGATCATCTTGATTCTAATTTTCCTTCGATTATAGAATATATAGTAAATTCTTCTCAAATAGAAACAGAACCAGAACCTGAACAAGAACCAGAATCAGAATCAGAACCAGAACCAGAAGCAGAACCAGAACCAGAAGCAGAACCAGAACCAGAAGCAGAACCAGAAACAGAACGAGCTGTTGAATATAATACTCCCGAATATACTATTATAGATGGTTCTATATATGATATTTCTGAAAATTCATTAACTCTTGTAATTAAAAATATTGGTAATTTAAATGGAACAGGATATGAAGCAGACGGAACTTTTTATGATTGGACGGCAATAATAGAACTAACAAAAAATCCAAATGAAGCACAAACGATTGGTGCTATTACTGCTACAACAGAAATAAATATTAATGGTATAATATATTATCCTGTTAGTAGAGTGTCAGTAAATAGTATGCCAAGGATAATTAATTCAATTCCAAATCAACATTACACATTAAACCTTGGAGGTGTAGATGGATATAGTAATGTGTATATTATTAATAATCCACCATTAACATCAATGGGTTCTATAACAATTGAAATTCCATTACCAAAAAGCACTTTTAAACCAAATAAAATATACGCAGCATTAGCAGATGATGGAACATATTTTGGATATCAAGATGGAGATTCTATTGAGACAATAGAAACATTAGATATCCCAACTAATAATATATTTGTATGGGAAATGCCATATTTTAATTCTGAACCAGAATCAGAAGAAAGCAGTAATAATAATAGTGGTTTCCCCGAATATAATTATTTTACTATATATAATCAATCTGTTGGATCATATAATTTTGATAATGAAGATTATGCTGTTTTTGAAAAATGGAATAGCGTTCTAACTTCTTTACCATCACCCCATGTTACTAGTAATACAAAATTGAAAATAAATATTAATATTGGACCAATGGATAGTAATACGCTTGGATATACACAGATAGATGATTATTATTATAATGGATCTTCTTCAAATATTAAATATGTAATTAAAGAAGGAACAGTTACTTTTAATCAAAGTCTAATTACATCATTAAAAAGTCAGATTCGTTTCGGTGGTTATTCTACGTTTTATTATATGTTTCTTCATGAAATGGGGCATGTTTTTGGTTTAGGAGCATTATTTAGTTCTAATAATTTACAAATATCATATGGTGGAACATTATGGTATACTGGTTATAACGGCATTAGACAATATAAAACATATTTTTCTAATGGAGCATCGTTTACATATATTCCAATTGAAAATGATGGTGGAGGTGGCACTGAAGGTGTACATTTAGAGGAGGGAACTGAAGGTGGTGTTAGTAGCAATAATAGATATTATAATGGAGTTTTACATCCAGGGTTAGATCATGAATTAATGAGTGGTTGGTCAGACACTATTAATTATCCTTTACCTCTTAGTAGGATTACATTGGGATGCATGGAAGATCTTGGTTATGGAGTAGATTATAGTAAAGCAGAATATTATAACCCACTAAATTCATCTGATATGGGATAAGTAAATAATAATAATAAATAACTAATATTATTATTATTATTATTATTATATATATGACTTCAACAGATCTATCATATATTGATATTTATATCGATTCATCGGATAATCGTCTTGATAAATCACACACGCAATATATGTTGAACTATTTAGCAAATGTTTATTCCCCAACTATGAATAATGTTAAAGAAATTGATGATGTCTCTTATGTTATTTATAATTATGACATCTCATTTAATATAGTATCAAATACCAATATATATATAAGAGATAATATAGATACAACAATATTGGATGTTCGTTACGTTCAATATTTAAACAATTGGATGACAGGTAGAAGTGGATTAAATAATAACTTATCTTTTTATAGTGGTTATAGTAATTTTAATGATCTAGATTATTGGTGCAGACCATATGATAAAGAAAATGATTTAACAATTATTGTAACAACTAATGATAATTCTTTTAATTATAATGTTACAGAGATAACATCATCAACATTTAACGATATATCGAAGAACAATATAAAGGAGTTAATTATAGGAAATAATGTCTCGTATATTAGACAATACGCTCTATATAATTGTTCTAATTTATCTACCGTTAGTTGTCGTAATCCACAAAACTCAAGATTAGAATCAATAGAGAGAAGCGCATTTGAAGGGTGTATAAATTTAAATAGTATTATCTTACCACCATTACTTTTATCTATTGGAAGATCTTCTTTTGAAAAGTGTTCAAAATTAGAAACTATAACTTTACCAGATTCACTTTTAAGCATTGGGCATAAATGTTTTTTTGACTGTAAATTGTTGGTTAATGTATATTTTAATAATATAGATAATTCACAATTAAGATATATTGGAAATGATGTATTTTTTAATTGTGAAAAATTACAAACAATAACTATACCAAAAGAAGTTGTTACTTTGAATTACGGTGTATTTCATAACTGTTCTCAGTTATATGATATTGAGTTTTATGATATATCAAATTCAAAACTGCATCAGATTAATGAATTGGCATTCAGTAAATGTATTAGTTTACAATCAATAACTATACCTTCATCAGTTAAATATATTGGAACAGCATCATTTTATGATTGTTCTAATTTAGAGTTCATAGATTTTTACGATATATCAAATTCAAATTTAGAATCTATATATTATATAAATAATGATGAAAACATACCCCTAAATGACCTGGGTCCTAAACAGTTTTATGATTATACAGAAAAAAATACATTTACCAGTAGTAAATTAACAAAAATAATATTACCCCCTTTACTTAATACAATAAATAAATATGTTTTTAATAAATGTTTAAATTTATCAGAAATATATTTTACAGGAAATCTACCAATACAGCTTGGAGAACTTAGTGGTAATGCTATTATAGATAACTGCTTCCCTGAAGTATTTACTGATTCTAGTTATTCTGGTATTCCACCAACAATATATTATCCAGGAGAAAATTCATCCTGGTCAGGTATAAATACTATTGATAACTGTGAAGTTAAAATAACTGAATTTTTACCAATTCTACATTCTATTGTATCTTTTGATTATGAAATATATGTTGGAGTTAATACTGAGACAACTCCTCCTAAATATACATTTACCTCAGTTGACTATAATTTAGTAGATTCGATTGTGCCGCCCATTTTACAACCAAATAAAATGTATAGTTTTAAATGTAAAAAGGATGTTACACTTCCATTTTATATTAGTGATTCAGGGTGGAATCAAGAAAGTAGACATATAATTTTTTATACTCACGGTAGTTATAATAGCGGAATCATTGGAAATCAACATTTTGAGATGGTTATCGATAGCGGTGAATTACATAGTAATTCTGGTCTTACCCGATTCGACACTGTAAATTATTTTTGTACTAATAACGAAGAAATATTTGGCGAATTCATTATTTCAGAAATAAATGAAGGATTTATGATTCCACCATGGTCTGGACCCAACCCGAGTATAATATCTTATTCATACAAAACATTCATAATATTATTAAATTATAACACGCAATACAGACTATCAAATGATGATTATGATGCATTTAAAAAATGGGATGATATATTATTAAATTTACCAAATAATTATCCAACAGATAAAAAAATAGAAATTTCGATTGAAGAAAATAATTATTTTGAAGAAAATGTTTATATTAGCAATATAAATTACTGGCACCCTAATGAATTAGATATAAATAGTGGAATATTGGGTAATAGTTATATTGATCCATATAGTTATGTTAAAGACGCTATTATTTTAATAAGTAAACCAGTATTACTAAGATCACAAAAAGATCAATCTTTTAATAAATCAAAATTATATTGGTTGTTACTTCGCGCTCTTGGACATATTTTTGCATTTAATGAATCATTAGCGTTAAATGGTTTTATTGAAATAGATGGTTCTTCAAATTTATTATATAAAGGCCCCGAAACTTCAGCAGCAATTCGTGAACTGAAATTAATGTATCCAGATAATTTATCATTTAATACTGATAGAATACCAATAGAAATGGACGATATAACATCATTTAATCATGTTAATTATAATTGGGTTGATTCATATAATACTATTAGATATTATGACGGGAAGGAATTATACTCTTTAGCATCAGAAATAATGACAAATTTTACAACAATTCCAATAGGTCTATATATTAGTAAAATAACACTTGGTTGTTTGGAAGATTTACATTATGATATTTGCTATAATAAAGCTGATCCATTTCCAATATCTTCTAATCCTCTTAATATAGCTAATGATTTAGTATTTAATACTAAATTCGATAAACCTAATATTCCAATAGCAAAAACCAAGGCGGAGGAAAATTATTATTTTAATCATTTCGATGTTCTTATTACAAATTTTCACGATCCAACTAATTCGAATTTAATAACATTTGATGATATTAGTGGTGCTTTTCATAAATGGAATAATATAATAACAAAGTTGCCACCTTATTTTGAAGAAAATGAAAAATTTAAGATAGTTGTAGTTATCTCTAGGATGAATAATATTCGTGAATTTTATAGTAGAGTAAAGCCATACGAGCCGTCTAATGCAAATGGAAGACATGGATATAAAAAGGCAACCATCGTATTAAATGGTTTAAGAATTCCAGAAATGAAACAACTCGAAAGTAATGGTAAATCAAAATTATATTATATAATGCTTAAAGATATAGCTCATGCATTTGGAGTTGGCATACCAACTGTATGGGAAAGAAATGAATTAATTTTTAATATAAGCACAAAAAACAAAGAGAATTATTGGTATACCGGTAATCGAGGAGTCGAAGAATATCAAAAATATTATGCTGAACAAACATTATTATATATACCAATAATTAAAAATAGGAGTGATTGGCATGAACCAATATATTATCATTTTTCTAATAATATAGAACTTCTGAAAAATACTGAATTATTTACTAATACATATTCTAATGCTACATCAAAAGTTGATTTGCTAGTATTAAATCGAAAGAATTTTATTCATACTGGTAAATATCCAGGTTTATATAACGAATTAATGGCTAAAAAAAATCGTAAAGTAAATGTCGAGTTATTTTTTAAGTTTGGACCGCCTGCTCTTAGTAGAGTAACGCTTGGTTGTATGGAAGATTTAGGTTATGAGATATCATACTATGATGAATCGCAAAATGAGCGATATGATTATTATGATCCATTTCTTATTAATACCTTTGCGGAAATTCGATTAATAATCAGGCGCGGCACTCCGAAAATTAGAGAAATACAAATGAAAACATATTCTAATACTGAAATTCAAAAAATTACTTTAAATTTTGATACTTCATTTATTCATGTACCTCAAGAAATATCATTTAATCAATATGCTAGTAGGTGGAGTTTTGTCGATACAAGTAATTCTGTTACAATGACTATGAATGAATCAGGATCAAAAGCTAATCCAATTCAAACCAAATTTGATAGCAGTTATTATTCAAATGAGTGGACAACTATTTATGTATTACCAAATGATATAAGTATTAATTTATTAAATGTAACAAATGTATTTTCATATCCGCAAAATTTTAATATTACAAATTTTGTTTTGATAAATACTCCATATATTGTTCCGAATTTACCTAGAGATTTTACTTATTTACAAGAAACTGTTATACCAAAATGGTCTGGTAATAATTATTTGTATATAAATGATGTATACCAAAATAATATTAAAGCTGGTTATATGCCTGACAAACAATTAACTGGAAATCCAATAATTAGTAAAGAGTTGATATCCTATAGCACATATGCCACATTTATGGGTTTAATGCTGGTAGGATCCCCTGATGTTGCCATGTCAAATATGAATATTACTACATCACCGGCGACAATAGGAATGATAACAGCTGAGGAGATGAATAATATGCCACCCATAACTATGGCGGGTAGACGACTTGTTGGTGAGGAAAGAGAATCGCGTTTTAGGCGCCGATTTAACACGAGACCAGATCAAGATCCTGAGATTGATCTTACATTTATGGGAGGTGTCACTGATAACATAGTCTCCTCTCACGACGATACTGAGCTTTTTCCAAATATTATGGAACTGCTTGATGAATTTACAAACGACGATGCATACAGTATACGCGGTATATTAATTGTTATTGGGAAGTTTTTTCGCTCTGCCGCTTCTGGTGGTGTAGGCCATATCTCTTTATGGCTTGATGAATCATATTTTTTGGAACAAATTAGAGGCGTGGTTTACGCGGGGCCGTTCGTCGAAGATTGGAAATTGAACTGGGCATCATCAGTGTCGACCATATTGAATGATAGAATAGCTTGGAGTTGGTTATACAAAACATTCGGTAGTGGTGCTCTGGTCACTGATGAAATTATTACCAGTGATACAATAAATAAAGATGTTGATGTTATGCCAGAACCGCAATGGTTCTTGGATTTAAAGGCGATTCCCAGTATAAATATAAATAATATAAGACAACAAATAAAATTGCTTAGACTTACATATTATCTAACAAGATTTTTATATATAAGATCAAAAATAAAATACAAAATAGAACAAACGAGAGAAGATATTAGGGCAAATGAAGTTAGACTACAAGAAGCAAATAATAGATATAGAACAAATGAGGAAACAGCTCGCGCAGTTTTTCCAGGGGAGCCGTGGCCGAGTGACCGATACCGTGAAAAAAGAGAACAAGAACAAGCAGAAATAGAAAGGTTAACCAGAGTAGATATAAGCTTAAAGGAAGCACTTGAAGAAGATCAAAAACTAAAGCCACATATAACACAAATAATAGTTACATTGAAAAATATGATAATCGAGTTATTTGGTAATATGATGACTACCGAAAGATTGTCAGATCAGCTATTAGCTATTTTAAAGTCATCATTTGGTTCTATATTAAGAAATTTTGGTAATCAATATATTGCGAAACCTATATTTCATCTAATATGGAGGAAATTTTTTATAACTAACAGAAATAGAATGGATATGATACCTCCACATTTACTACCATACCGTGTTGAATTAAGACGCCTAAATGAAATACCATTACCTGGAAGACGTTTAATGCAAGATGACAGCATGTCGAGTAGTGATCTGCGTGCCGTCCTACAAGAAACAATAAATGAAGGTTTTCAGATTGAAAGATATTTTTATAGCACGAATCCATTATCAGCACAACAATCTCAAGACTATATGACTGTTAAAACTATGATAGATACCTTAAATGCTGATTTAAAACAATTAAAATGGCTGCAACGGGTAATACCTAAGACCAGGATGGAGATAAATATGCTTAGAAGTAGATATCAGCGTGAAGTTAGAGAAATAGATGAAGCTAACTATATTATGGAAAATTTTGATATAATAGATGTTGTAACTGAAGCAGTGCATGGACAGCTCGGAAAACTAGAAGATCAAATACAAGATCGTAATAATGATTTATCTTCTTACCAAACAGAACTTGACAATACAATTAATCAATTAATGGCACAGTTGCCGAATATTAAGGAAAAAATAGATGTTATAAATAATGGAATTCTGCTAGCACAACAAGTGAATCAAGTGATAGCACAACCAACCAATCTATTACTGCGCGTATTAGGAAGAGCAGGCCAGGCTGGCAATAATATAGCAAGATTATTTGGTCAAAATAGATACCATAGACGCCAAGACCATGGAGATGAATTAAGACGTCTAGATGAATTACCACAGGAAAGTTATAAAAATTTCGGAGGATCTATAAATAATATAAATACTATTATGAATGATTATCCATCAATAGGAAATATAAAACTAGGTCAAACAGCGATTACAGAAGCAGATAATTTTATTGATATAATGTCAGATTTATTTGATAAATATAGTATTCCTGCACCTTTTCTATTTCATTCTCCTTCTCAGGAAAGTATTGTGCTAAGAGCTGGACAACGTGGACGGACAATATATTGGAAAAATGTCTTTACAAATTTTGGTGAAAGACAAAGAAGTCTTAAATTATGGCTTAATCGATTATTACAGTATAAACTAAATTTATCAACTATTATTACAAAACTAGATATTGTAAATATATCATCACAGTCAAATATTTCTCTATCACTTAAATCACTACCAATATCAGTTAGGTCTATTATTGCTTATAATTCGGCTGTTACATCAGTAGCTAATTGTAATCTTATTATAGAATCATTAAGAATTAGATTATCTAAAGCGGCTGCTAATATGTATGCTAGACGGTCAGTAATTTATAAAATTGCACAGGAAACAAAATCTGCTAATCCTATTGACGGATCATATAATGTAAATTCTGTATTAACGGTATTAGATAAATACAGAGAATATTGGCAGAAAACAACTACTTATGGCATCGATTATTCGCGAGCTCCACCTGATTTTGATATAAATGATGATACAACAGCTACATATCCAAAATTTGGACCTATCTTTTGGGAAGGTATTCCAAATAATAATAATATAATTTTAACATCTGAATTAGATGTAATGCCCGGATATAGTAAATCATGGGTGAATTTTCTTTATAAATATAAAAATGATTTGGAAAGTTTATTCCTAAAAGCAGAAGACATTGGAATATATACTTCGCAAATTGGTAGACCCCTTTTCGATAGTCAAAGTCAAAAAAAATGGATGCCCCGAATTAGATCTGAAATTGAAACTAATCCTGATATAAATCAAGAGCCGGTTGGTAGATGGCCCCCTTGGAGAAAAAATTGGCCATCAAAACTTAATGATGATAAATTCTTATACGAAACCAGGAAAGATGGTAAATTAAAAGTATCTCCCGGAATAGCTGCACGAAATATAAAACAAATACATCCACCATATGTAAATTTAGAAGGATTTATTTCACCCTATATGAAACGATGTATTATTACACAAATTTCTAATTCATTAAATACTAGTATTAATGCCGCGAAAGCCAAAATAAATACCAATCCAATTAAAAACGGACTATGGCACGGAACAATGATTTCAGGATTAAACGCTAGTAATTATGATATTACTAGTAAAGATGAAATAGAAGGTGTTTTCATTAGGAACAATTTGTATCCATCTAAATATATAAAAGATTGGGCTTTTACAACTTCTGAGGAAAAAAAAGGTGCACAACTACTACTAGGAGTATCATCATTAACAATGGAAGAAGTGCAAATTATGACTAGTAATGGTTTTGATAATATTTCAAATTATACATTTGAGCATATTGGAGGTATAATGGATACATTAGCAAGCATAATGTTTGGTATATTAAATTATTCTGATATATCTTTAGTTGTTTCTGAAAATGCAAGTAATTCGGAAATAGAACTAACAGAATTACAAGCAAGAAGTATTATTGAATTGATAAATAGGTATCATATAGGAACACCCCAAGATATTAGTGCTGGTAGTGCTAATTATGAAAATTTTAATCTAATGACTTTAAGAAATACAACAAACTTATTTAACGAAATAAAAAATACTATATCTGAATTAAATAATGCAGTATCAAATATTCAACCTAAATTTAATATGTTAGCAAACTTATATGAAAATTATTATCTTATATCAAGACCATCATATGAACAAATTACTGACGAATTGAATAATCTTATATTATTGGATATGAGTTATATACAACAACATATAAAACATGGTGTTAATATTATTAAAAATCCAATGAACCATATGGGTTATTTTGAATATAATAAAATAAAAACAAGAATTTATTTTGATGACCCCAGTTATATTCCGTTATATCTTCCATATGGTACTCTATCTATAACATCGGAGTTAATTAACAATAAATTAATTGAACATTCAAACCTAGAACCTCATCATTCACTGAAAGATTTATCTAAAAACAATATATATTATGTTAATATTGGAATACAAATAGTTGAAATAGGGTTGCGAGCATTTTTTTCGTGTACCGCTTTAAAAAATGTTGTATTTTCGGATTTATCAAATTCTCAATTGACGTCTATTAACGTGGAAGCATTTATGTCGTGCACGAGTTTAGATAATATTGTATTTCCTAGATTAATTAGTAATATACAATATGATGCGTTTGCGCTCTGTGAAAGCTTAACAAACGTATTCTTTTACAATAGATATTCACCAATAGAAATTATTAGACAATCAACATTCTATAAATGCTTTAATTTAAAAGATATAAAAATTCCAGCAAATATTCATACAATAGATTCATCCGCTTTTTATGATTGTTCTAATTTAGAAGTTATAACTTTTGATTTTTCTAATAATAATCTTACAACAATAAAAGACTCAGCATTTTATAACTGTCAATCATTAACAGAAATAGTTTTTCCTTCCAATATTGATTCTATTGGAACAAAAGCATTTCACACATGTGATAAATTGAAATCAATACATTTTACAGGCAATTTTCCGGATACATTTGGTAAATTTCCAGAACCGAATGGTAAGGATTTAAATATGAGCTTAGATGTATTTGCGATGGATCCAGGTGATGATTCGCGTGAGAATAATCCTAAAATATATTACCCAAATGGCAATTCAACCTGGAATTATGATCAATCAAATACAATAGGAACAATAGATAGTATTCCATTATTACCTGATTCTCAAGATGAATATGATCAAATAATTTATATTAAGGTAGATATAAGTGCATCTTCTCCAAATATTATTTATAAATATAAATTCTCTATTAATGGAACTAATTTTCTAGATAGACCACCCACATTACACGTTAATAAATTATATCATTTTGTTATGGATCATAGTAGTAAGCGACATCCATTTTTTATAAGTGATTTAAGTTGGAATAATAAAAGTGCCAATTTAATTATTTTTGGTGATGGTGATTATGAAACTGGAATTATAGGAGACCAATCATTCAATTTAATAATTCCTAGTAGTTTTACTAATTCATATACAATACATTACTATTGCACTAATATTCGATATAAGACTAGTATGTCTGGAACATTTAATGTTACTGGAAAAACAGTGCCACTAAGAGTAATTCCGTTTAATGGGCCTCCACCCTTTAGACCCAGGTTTAAATATAAAACATTTACCATACACCTACTTAATGATTACATATTATCAACCGAGGATTTATTGGCATTTAAAAAATGGGATGATATAATTATAAGTTTACCAAGTCATTATGCGCAAAATGCTAAAATACAGATATACTATGGAAATACTAGGACAGCTAATAGTCATACCATATACAGAAATCGTATAGAAAAGGCAAATATTTATATACAAGATATATACAAAAAAACAATCAATAATTATGGTGTTTCATTAAAATATTTTATGTTACTTCGCGAATTAGGTCATGTATTTGCTTTCGCCAATCTGCTCCTACCATTAACGGAACAGGGTGAAAATAACCGACTTAAATATTGGTATACTGGTCCGGCAAGTGGCACCTCACATGCAATTAGTGAATATCAAAATTATTTTAATGATGTTTCATTAACTAGAATACCAATGGAACAAGCGCCACATCATAATGAATTTAATTTGGATAATGGGAAAAGCGATGAGTCTAGAAGAAGCTTTGATGGTAAAGATTATTTTTATTTAAAGGGGGAAATAATGACCGATTTTAATAGTTTTAACTCCAAACAAACATTTAAGATTAGTAAAATTACTATAGGTGTATTAGATGATTTAGGTTATACAGTTAATTATAATAAAGCAGACTTATATGATCCCAATTATTCTTATTCTCATATAAATTCTGATAGCCATAACATATCGCCCACTTATTCAAAGACTTATAATGCATTTACACTAGATATATGGTCAGGAGATTCATCTTATGGTTATAATGATGTAAGCAATGCATTTGACAAATGGGATAAAATAATAACACATACACCAGGTCCGTTGGATAGAGTTATGCATATAAATTTATCATTTACTCGATTATATGGCTCATATTATTGTAAAGCTGGATGTCAAATAAATGAATTTGATCCTAATTCTACTGATAGTAACAACTTTTATCCAGACAATGGATGGATCAATTTAAATATAGATAAAATGGAAGAGATGAAAAATAAACAACATATAGGTGGATCAGAATTATATCATATATTATTACATGAAATCGGTCATGCTTTTGGTCTTGGAAATATACAATTATTAAGAAGTAAACATTTAACAACATTTAATACTACAATTAATGAATACGGAAAAGATATTTCTGATAATATTGGGTTATGGTATACTGGTCAAAAAGGGGTTGATGCATATAGAGAATATTTTATTGATCTATCATTATCATATATACCATTAACTATTCCTAATAATCCAAGATCTGGATTAATAGATGGTGTTGGTGTTCATCATGAAGCAAACGATAACAATTATAATTTATTTAATGGATTCAATTATCACAATAATAGTACTTATAATACTAGAAATATAAATGGTAAAGACTATCCTGGAGTGCATAATGAAATTATGGGAGGATGGATTGACTCGTCGTCTATAACTGGAACAACTCCTCTTAGTAGAATAACACTTGGTTGCTTAGAAGATCTGGGTTATGATATTTGTTATAATTATGCTGGAACAAATACTTATGATTATTACAATCCAAATGTAATCAGAACAAATGCGGATATTAAAATGGTAATTAGTAAACAAGAAAAATTCCAGAGAGTGATTAAAATAAAATGTCATGCTGATACAAAAATTAGTAAAATAACATTACATTTTGATACCTCTTTTACTCATATACCACAAGATGGCATAACAAATTATGATAATTGGACTTTTTCTGATACTAGTAATTCGGTTACGATGACAATGAAAAGTATTGACGAAAACAGTATGTATCCAATAGAAAATTATCCATTATCAATTTTTGAAGCAGATACACCAACTTATTCGACAATTTATGTATTACCAAATTTTGTTGGGACTGCTGACACTAGTATAAATTTACTTAGTGTTAGTAATGTAATTGCCTATCCAGAAAATTATGATATGACATCTTCAATAACTTTATGTGATACTGATATTATTTCAGAATTACCAATAGACCTTGTTTATTTATATAATTCTCATTTTAATGAGCTATCAAACAATGATATTCCCCGTCATATAATACCTTGGAGTGGTTCTGGTAGACGTTTAGCCAGTAATAATGATTCTGATTTTCGCACAGATTTACTTTATAAGTCTTCTGGTTCAGATGGTAAATTTGGATTTGGCACATTAATGGGTATCGCTGATATGCTTGGCGTTGCTGCTACTATAGTTGCTGTCAGTGCCACCGGCGGTGCTGCTGCACCAGTAGCAATACCAGCATACGCAGCTAAAACTGGCTCAGTTAGAGCTGCGCTTTGGATAGCACCAAAAATGACTAGTATTGTAACAAACACTGTAAAATTAGGTGAATCGATTAATGCACTTAACGCTGCCTTTATAACATATTTTGGTATAATACCAGCACAAAAAGCCTTTTTATATTTAAAAAATACAAACTCACAATTTGCCAGTATATCAATAAGTGAAATTATGCGTAAATTAAGCGAATTTTTTCATGATGAAAAAGGTTTAATTAGAGGATGGGATTTAGCAACTAATACATGGGACAATCTTGTTGCAACAATTGGTAATTTATTAAATCAAATACATGCTACTGGTTCAATAATGACTTATTTCAAAAGTGTATTTAATAATGTTAGTTCACTAAAAAGGTTAGGCCTTACATGGAAAAACCGGGCAATGGATCAACTTAAAGATATATCAAAGTTCCTTGACGAACATAATATTCCCGAACTAATTAAAAGTAATGGTCTAGATACTTTATCGCCGAGTGTTATATTTGAATTTAATAATATGGTAAAATTACTACAAACAGCAATTATTTCAACAGAGAGAACTATAATAGAACTTCAAATGAAGTGGACTGTTACAACGAGTTATATAAGAGAATATATTGGTAGAATCACTACTTATTTAAATTCCCCCAAACAAACAATCGATCAAGTTTTAAAATTAAAGGATATATTTATAGAGACGATTAAAAGAATCGAAGTTTATGGTGTTGAATCTTCTGAAAATTTATTTTTTGGACCATCTCGATCTATACTTGAACCTATTTTTAGTAGATTTAATTTTTCCAGCTATATTGATGATATTACTAGTGGATTAAATGATGCAACTAAACATAAAATCTATTTAATAATGTCGGGTTTTACTCAACAAGCCAGATTTGGAACACTTGATAAGCCAATAGCTCTTCTTAGAAAAGTAGGTAATGAATTGAAAGTATTTATTTCAGCATCAAAAAATCGTATTATGAATACTTTTGAAAGTAGTGAGCCTAAAACATTATATCCGCCATCCCCACCACCATCTCCTCCATTTTTTATAGAAACAAAGAAACAAATTCTTGGTTTAAATAACCTGCCACTCCGTAATCCTGAATTACCAGCAGACCATCCAACTAATCAAATACCTGATTTTGTCGAAAACGCAATTCGAAGCCGCACTGGTTTTCTTGGTGGATTTCATAATACGGCGAAACTAGATATACAACGTATAACAAATAAATTATCAGCAACAGCTTTAACTCCTATATATCCAAACAGTAAAGAATGGGAACAATTTGTAAAACAACTATATGGTTTTACTGGGAATTTATTCAATGGAGTATTACATGATACAAATAATATTATAAGCCAACCACTTCATTTATGGATAGAAAATATGAGCACTACATTACCACATGTTTCTAGAGCAATAAAGGAAGGATTTAAAACAGTATCAAAACTTAGTCTAGCTGCTGCTGAAAAGTTATTAGATAAGTCTAAAGTAATGCATAGTGAATTATATCGATTATTTAAGCATTATAAAACATCACAGGGAGCGATAAGTAATTTCCATATTAATCAGCTAGATGATTGGTTTTCTATTCCATCAAATACAGTAATCTCACGGCCGCGAGACACGGCGCTTTATATGGACTCTATTGCTGTTACAAATTTAATAGAATTTTTTAAAAATTTAGAAACCATGTGGCAAGATGCTGTTAAAGGAGTTCCTAAAATATTTAAAGTTCTAGGTAAGGTCCCCGAGAGGGATAATTTCAATCCATTTTTACGTGAATCAATTCATAATGAGTGGCGTGTGAGTGAGTGGGTTTCAATGCAGGGAAATTTAGAAGGTGCCGCTGTATCACATTGGCAAATGATTGGTGGAGCAGAGCAGATCAACCATGCTAATCTAATTTCAAATCATCCTTTAAGTAGAGGTAGGTCCACCAATCTACAGCGTGAAGTATTGATGCATCGTCCCATTGAATCTTCTACTGAAGTTTCATTTTCAGCATCAGCACCTTCACACACTCTTGCAGAAAGAAAAGCATGGGTTGAAGCCCATGGACGAGGTATGCTTCCCAGCGAGGAATCACAAGAGGCTTTGGAATGGTCTCAGGCTAAGACTCGATTTATGTCAGGCTCACCTCGTCCAGATTTTCAATTAGATTACATGCGGATTGAACGTGCCGCAGAAAACACACAGAGGCTGAAGGTGCTCCCTTTCACACCACGCAGATTAGAAGAACAAATATTTGATTCCAAAAGCACTTTAAGTGCAGATAATTGGCTAAGTGCATCACACTATCATAATAAAAAATATATAAATCAATTATCTCAATATGTTACACATAAAAATTTATATCCTGATGAGTTTTTAGCAATTGATTATAATAATGATTCTGAATATAAGACCAAATTATCTATTGTTGAAGGAAATCCTCGATTGTTAGAAGATTTTCCAGAATATCTACCACCTCCAAATAGTAAACCATCTATTGTTTCATTTAATAATATTGATTCTTCTTCGCAATTAATAGATAGTATTTTTACAGGAATGGGTGGTCATGAATGTTTAGGCTTATTAGGAAATGATGCCATTTGTACAATGAATGGATGGTATGGACGCTTTATGCAATCTGGATATACCAGAGAAGATGTGAATATATCAAATAAGAATTGGTTTGAAGAATCTATAGGTATTTCACCAAAAAATATAGAAATTACGAATAATTTCGAAACATTTAATCGGCGACTTGGAGAAGATATTAAATATCAGCAATTAGAAGAGCTATCATATAATTTATTAAAATATAATTATAGTCACACAACACAAATTATGCATTTATTATCTAGTTTTATGAAATATTTACTAGATCCATCAGCAACTGCTTTTACTGGTAAAACTTTAGCTAATGAAGAGTATAAATTATCAGATGTTAGTAATACATTTATTACACCTGAACAATCTGTAAAAATACTTAGATATATAAAACAGGAACCAAATTATAAACCATTATATGAAGAAACAATGTGTCTAACATTAAGACACACATCAGACCTTTATAATAAAGCACAAACTGCATTCGAATATTTATATGAATTAACATCCACATTACAACCAATATATGTAAGTTTTATGAATTTTTTGAAAAATCATTATATGTTTGACAAATCGATATATGAAGATCCTAATAATCCAAGCAATGTAATATATAAAATGCTATATAAATTAGAATATGATTTCCGAATTATAGAATCTATCATAAATCAATCTAGCACTATAATTTATGATCCAATCCAGGTTTTATTTACAGATATTAACTGGACAAATATATATGTTGATGTATCTTATAATAGTTCTACTAAGAATTATTCTTATGTCTTTTATAATGATATAACAAAACTTGTTCCAGCACAACAAGGTCCATCATCTTCTGGAATTACAACTCTAAAAACAAAGCATTTTTACAATTTTTTCCCGTTAATAGATGCTTCAGCTCACCCATTTTATGTTAGTAATCATAATACCAATTATCGCAATGATTCTCATACTTCATCTAGATATTCAATAAGGGGCGATGGTACTTTTAATAATGGTATTGTATATCCTCAAAGTTTTACTTTATTTATAATAAATCCTCTTCCAGATGAAAATTTATATTATTATGATACAAATCCGGTGTCAACAATTGTTACGAAAAAATTTCATATGCAAAGATCTCCACCACCTGGACCACCACCAGCAATAGATTCTACTGGAAATTTAAATAGGCCTTAATATTTTATCTTAAATAATTAAATATTTAGGTAATTATTATATATAAAATTTAACAATTATATATATATATATATGTCTAATCTAATAAACGCGCAAGGTTGGTATATGATAGCTGGTCTTTCTGGTGAAACAGTTAATAATATAGTTAACAATTTAATTGATCCAACTAAAAATCTAATATTAAATCAAGTATATGTTGTTGATATGTGTGCTAATGAAACACATGTAAATCCTAGTAACTTAACATTACATACTGCATTAGATCATAAGGACAGTCACGCTGTAACCGTTGGTGGAGCTCAAGGATTCGAAAATCATCATTGGGGGGAGATAGACTCCTCACATTGGGATATTCCTTTAAATATTAATATTGGAATGTGGATATTAATAGTTGATGGTGCTGATGCCCCCTCAATAATATATGTTAAAGCTGTGCCCGGCACCGGAGGAAATCCTCAACATCCATGGTATCAATTTTATACTGATGCAAGTGCTACAACATTAATCAGTCGTCCATTAAAACTAAATGTTGATTCTATATATACATTTAGACGTACTGATGATGGAACTCATAATGGCACAAACTTAAATAAGAATACTCACCCATTTTTCATTGGAGATGGCGACAGTTATCCATATATTGCGAATGACATAAGCTTATCTACTTCTGGATCTACATCAAATGGTATTACTGGTAATCAATCAATAATTCTAACTTTTAAATCAACATTTTTATCAGGTAATAAATTATATTGGTATTGTACATTTCATGAACAAATGGTTGGAGAGTTTATTATAAATAATGCTCCAAACCAATAAATAATGTAAACATAACTTTAACTAAAATCAATATATATATATATATAATAATTATAATTTTATTGTAATCATTATATATATGTCCAAACTAATTAATGTTCAAGGTCGATATATGATTGCTGGAATTTCGGGCGAATCAATAAATACAATTGTTAATAACTTAATTGACCCAATGGTTGATTTATCACTCAACCAAATATGCGTTGTTGATATATGTGATAATAGACTAATTATTGATGGCAAAAAATATATAAATCCAAATAACTTAACATTACATACTGGTGCTTATCATAAAGATAGCCACGATGCTGTTTTCGGTGAATCAAATGAATTTGAAAGTGACCATTGGTCTTATATTGATAAATCTAATTGGGATATTCCTTTAAATATTAATATTGGAATGTGGATATTACTAGTTGATGGAGCCGATGCACCATTGACTATATATGTTAAGGCAATTCCTGGAATATTTGGAAAAGAACCGCAAATACCATATTATGAATTCTTTGAGGATGCATCTGCCACCATTATGATTAGTCGTCCATTAAAACTCTATGTTGGATATACATATACGTTTAAACGCACTGATGATGGAACATATATTGATGGAAGCTTAAATAATCTTCTACATCCGTTTTATATTAGTGATACTGACTTACAAGGTATAAATACAAATATTATTTTGGATGGTTCTGGTAGTAAAGCATATGGTATTATTGGTAATCAATCGTTTAATTTAACATTTATGCAATCATTTTTAAATAATCACAAATTATTGTGGTATTGCACATTTCATCCACAAATGAATGGAGAGTTTATTATAAATGATGCGCCAGAATCATACGTAGCACCTGAACCAGAACCAGAACCAGAACCAGAACCAGAACCAGAACCAGAACCAGAACCAGAACCTGAG